GTATAAGGCCAATGACATCAAAACAACTTTCAAAGTTGTGCATCTTATTGAGCCGCGCCGCAAAGTCCCGGGCACCGCTAAAGGCAACAAAGCGTACCCCATTGCGTCCGTCCACTTTGAGTTCGAGACCGAGCAAATCCTTCGGGAAAGCGGCTATCTTCAGATGCCCATCATCGTCACCAGGTTCCTCAAAGCCTTAGGCGAGAAACTTGGCCGCAGTCCCGCTATGTTTGCTATGCCGGCGATCCTCAGGCTTAATGTTGTTTGGGAGCTTCTTATGCGGGCAGGGGAGAAGAAACTCGACCCGCCTTTGTATCTTTTAGACAACGGCACTTTGGGTGGGGATACGCTGAATACCTCGCCCCGGGCTATCAATGTCTTTAATGTCTTGGGTGTTGGTGAACGCAGCCCTGTGGGGCAATTATTCGACGTGGGTCAATTACAAGATATTTACCCAATAGCCGAGTCACTCGTAAAAGACATCACCCAGGCTTTTTATATTGACCGGCTTATGGACTTTAACAACGAAGCCCGGATGACGCTTGGTGAAGCACAAATGCGAGACAGGATCCGGGGCGAAGGTCTCTCCTCTGCCTTTAAACGGCAGGAGTCTGAGATGTTCAGCCGTTTTGTCAGCACGTGCTTTAATATGCTTCTTGAAGACGGTTTAATGGGTGTTATTCGAGGCAGTCAGCAAGAGCGTCGTATTCTTGAGGCGGGTCTTGTGCCCCTTTATATTCCGCCAGATGTTGCTAAGGCCATGCAGAAGGGACAGAAGGTTTACAATATCAAGTACATTTCGCCCGCTAGTCGCATCATGAAGACCGAGGAGTTACAGGGGCTTGTGCAGGCTATGGACATTACTCTTGGTGTGGCTCCGTCCCTGCCGGAGATGGCAGACAACTTTGATGCCGATATTATTGCCCGCAAGGTGCATGAACTTTGCGGTATCGACGAAGAAGTCCTTCGGGACACAAAGACCATACAAATGATAAGAGATGCCCGCGCAAAGATGCAAGAGCAACAAAATCAATTGGCACAAGCCCAAGTCGCCGCCGACGTATCAATGAAGGTGGCACAGGGGCAGTCCATGCGTGAAGGGGCCATCTCGGGAAGGCCCCGTGGCTGAAGAAAATAAGCAACCCCGTACCGCCGATGATACAATCATCCGAGCCATTAACGAAGTAGCCTCTACAAAACAGGGGCAAATCTTTCTTCGTTGGCTTGCCAACCGGTGTTTTCAAAACCGCAGCACAATTGTTGGATCACCCGAATCTCACGAAATAAACCCAATGGGCTCCGTCGCCAACGCTTACGTTCAACGTTTATACCAAGACATCCACCGCGTTATCAAACCCGAGATCCGGGTGAAGATAGATTACCCACACTTAAATGATGAATAAGGAGAGACTATGCCAGACGACACAACAGTAAATGTAGACAATCAAAACAACACTCCACCGGCCTATACCCCGCCGGCGCTGGACATGGCAACGGCATTGCCGCCTGAGTATCGAGACAAGCCGAGTTTTAAAGGCAAGGATTTTGTATCTTTAGTTAAAGAATACGATAATCTCAATACTCTGATTGGTAAGAGGCCCGCGGGAATACCGGACGAAAAAGCGTCGCCGGAGGAATGGGATAAGTTTATTGGAACAATTCGCCCAAAAGACATTAATGAGTATCAGCTACCCGAGACAGAGTTTTCAAAAGCTCAAAAACGTTCTCCCGAGTATGAGAAGGCTATCCGTGAGATCATGGCTGAGGCGGGCGTAACAAAACACGGCTTTCCAAAAGCTGTTGCCAAAATAGAGGGTATTCTTGGCGAGGCTAAGAAGCAGTCCGAGGCTAAAGCGGAGCAAGAAAGAGTTTCACGTGAAACAGAATTTGAAGGGATGTTAGATAAAGCCTTTGGACAAAATAAACAGGCTGTCTTGGATAGAACAAAGTCGTTAATGCTGGATGTTATTCCGGCGGAACAAAAAGAAGTGGTGTCTAAAGCTCTCGAGGGTGTTTCTAATCAAGCTCTTTTTGCTTTTACGCAGGTTTTAGAAGGTGTCCGGGCAAAATACATTTCCGAGGATAATCCTCCTGGAGATGGCTCGCCGGCTGGTGCAGATATGGCGGGGATGCAGACCGAAGCTGAAAGTCTTATGAAAAGCCCGGCGTACCGGGACTTTAGGGATGCGTCTCATGAGGCAACGAAGGCAAAAGTTCAGCAACTGTTTCAGAAAATTGCAGCTCTGCGAAAATAAATTCAAAATTTGTATTGACAGAGCATTTTAAGTTTTGTAAGGTGTAATCATCCGGGTAGCACGCTAGTGTCCGGGGCCAAGCCTGCCTATGGCGACGCATCCGTCAAGTGACGGGGAGTGCTCTCTACGAGATAGAGTTTTTAAAAATAGGAGGCTATCATGGCCGCACAGATCGAAACAGCACAAGTAATACAATTTTCGTCTGCCGTTCATCTTGCTGCACAGCAGATGAAGGCGAGATTCGCGCCTCTCTTTGAGGTGAAGCAGTTGACTGGTAAGCAGTATGCGTATGATGGGATCGGTTCTATTGAAGCGCAGGAATTAAATGGTCGTTTTAACGCAGTGACGTTCTCTGATCTGAAGGTTACACGCCGGAAGATTGGTCGTCGGCGTTTCTCTCTCACCCTCCCCTTTGATGAGGATGATGCGTCCAAGGTGTGTATGATCGTATTGGTATTGAAGCGGCCCTCGCGACCGTTTATACTGGCGAAGATATGGACACGGCAGTGGCGTTCGCAACCGATGGCGGTGCGACAGTCACGGCCACGGCTGGTCTGACGTATGAAAAACTTCTGGAAATCATCCAGAACTTCATCAACAACGATGTCGGCAACGACATGATGGAAGATTTCATCTTCTGTATCTCTGGCGATGAACACACCGCTTTGATGCAGGAATTGGAATTGACCTCCGGTGATTATAGCCGTGATTATAATGTTGAGAAGGGGTCGATTCAGAACGTCGTGGGCATGAAGCTCATCAAGTTTGCAGCCAATGCGACCAACCCGGTCTTGAGTGTGGCGGCGGGCGTTCGTAGCTGTATTGCGATGAGTACCCGTGGTTTGTGTTATGCTATGCCGAAGCAGTTCGAGATCAAAGTGCAGGAACGGACTGACTTGGTGCAAACCAAACAGGTGCAGGTCAACTGGACTCTTGGTGCTGTTCGCACAGAAGGTGTCCTCGTCCAAAAAGTTACAACGACCGACTAATCTCGGCGAAACTATAAGGAGTGATATATGGCTTTTACATGGGTAGATGCTAATGTTGCAGCCGGCGAACTCACAGAGCCCCAGAAGTCCAGCGGGTGCAAAGAGATTGTTCGGTGTATTACGTTTGAAACGGCGGCGGCAGATGCGGCCGGCGATGTGAAGGCGCTGTTCCGCGTCGGGGCTCACGAAATCCCGATCGAAGGCTGGCTTATCAGCGATGCGATTGCTGGTGCGACGGACATCGATATTGGGTTTTACCGTGATGACCAGACTGTCGTGGATAAAGATGCTTTGGCGGACGGTATCAATCCGTCGGCTGGGATTGCATGGGCGTCTCGTCTTGACATTCTTTCCGCGCTTGCTGTTGATGAGCGGGGAGTTCGTAAGATGTATGAGATTGCGGGCGATGTGGCGACGACGGATGTCATCGGGCACATTCCTGCGGATTCGTATGTGTTGGCTTTGACGGAAGTTTCTGAGGTCACAGCCGCGGGTACGATCACGATTATGTTGCGGACTATCGCGCCGTAATCGGACGGGTGTTTCGCGCTTACAAGGGCGCGCGTGAGTTAAATCGCTCGCGTGCGCCCTTTTATCTTGGAGGCTTTATGGCTCGTCCTAATTCCAATGTTGCTATCTGCAACTTGTCTCTTGATCTCATTAAAGAAACGCCTATTACGTCACTTTCAAGCCCGACGGACGCCAAAGCCGCGACCTGTGCACGGTGGTATGATCTCATTCGGGAAGCGTTGTTAAGTGCGTACAATTGGAATTTTGCTTTACGTAGTCGGGCTATTCAGCGAGGGGGAACGCCTGAAGTATCTGGGTACGCCGATTACTACCCATTCCCCAATGACTTTCTTAAACTGCGGGCTATTATAGACCCGACGATTCCGTTAGATACCCGGGAATTTGAAATCCAGGGCAAGAACCTTTATTACAATAACGGCGGAACGTCCTCTCTTGATATCTGGTACACCAAAGACGAGACCGATGTGGCGTTGTATCCCGGGTTGTTCATCAAATTGTTTTCTGAAGAGCTGGCTATGGTCTTGGGGAAGAAGTTAACAGCCCGCCCGTCTATTCTTCAGTTGATCGACAAAGAGCGCGCGGAGACGCGGCGTATGGCTCGGGCCATGGATGGACAGATGCGTCCTCCGCGTCGGTACGAGAGCAGTAAAATTGTTAACGCCGGACTTAATCCTGCGGCTTTACGTACCGTGGCGGGGGATTATGAATTCGACTTCGAGGCTAATTAATGTTCGAGCAATTCATTTCCAATTTTTCTGCGGGGGTAGTTTCGCCTGAGGTTTACGGGCGTTTCGATTCCGAGCTGTATAAAAATGCTTTAAAAAGAGTTCAGAATTTTATTTGTCTGACACAAGGGGCCGCGTTGTTCCGTGGGGGGTCAACGTATATGCACCCGACGCGGCAAAATAAAGTAGCCCGGATTGAACGTTTTCGGTACGATGACGAAGAAGTCTATGTTTTAGAGTTTACTGACGGAAAGTTGCGTATCTACGAAGATAAGGCCTTGACCCTTGACTCGACGGCCAAGAATATCACCGGGGCTACCAAGGCCAATCCATGCGCTATCACTTGCGTAGGCCATGGGTACGCGACAGGAGATGAGATTTATATTGCCGCCGTTGGCGGAATGACACAACTCAACGGTCGGTTCTTCCGTATCGTAAAGACAAGCAACGATTCCTTTACGCTTAAGGATCTTTTTGGCAACGACGTTAATAGTTCAGCGTTCACAACGTATACGGCCGGGGGCACTGCGACTATCGTGTACGAAGTGACATCCCCGTATTCTGAGGCAAACCTTGACACCTTTCAGTTTGACCAAGAAGGGAATATCGCTTATTTTGTGAGTGACCTGTACGCCCCGTACAAATTGACCCGTGTGAGTGCGACTTCATGGACGTTTGCAACGTACTCAAGAACGTCTGATCCTTTCACGGGCTCAGGAAAATATCCAAGAGCCGTATGTTTCTTTGAGGGCTGTTTGTATTTTGCAGGGTCTGTGGATAACCCAAACAGGGTGTGGAGAAGTCGGGGGCCAGACGATACGGGGGCAACTCGGCATGACGATTTTACGACAGGCAGTGACGCCGATCATGCTATCATTTTCAATTTGACGGCTGTACAGGGCGAAGTGGCATATATTCACTGGATCGAGGGGCTGTCCGATTTTATCGCTTTTGGAACGGAAGGCGGTATTATTGGGGTCGATGGTGGCGGCGATGCGGCCATTACGCCGACAAATTATCGTGTTCGTCCTATTGACCCCGTGGGTGTGCAGGGCATTTCACCCGTCACTAACGGGCAGACAATCTTTTATATGCAGAAGGGCAGTCGTGTCCTGCGTTCGTTTGAGTATGACCTTGTGGCAGACCGCTACCAGTCTTTTGACCGTTCTTTCTTAGCCCCTCATTTGACCAAAGGGGGCATTACAAAGATAGCCATTCAGCGGTGGAAGATAGACCTCTTGTGGGCGGTACGGGCAGATGGCACGCTTTTGGGGCTGACAATTAAACCGAAAGAAGATGTGTCTGGTTGGCACGTTCATCCGTTCACCGACGGAAAGGTTATTGACATTCTTGTTGAACCCCAGGTGCAGGGTTACGACCGGCTTTATGTTGTTGTGGAGCGCACCATTAATAGTGTCACGACTCGGTACATTGAGTATTTAAACGACCCGTGGGAGGGGTTGGATCAGAACGATTATTACACGGGCGATCAGACAACGGACGAGACAGCGTATCAAAACGCGGTCTTTAGTGAACTTGCTTCTGTGGTATATCTTGACGGCAGTTTGTCGTGGACAGGAACCGCTACGACGACAATTACAGGGCTTTGGCATTGGGAAGGTGAAACCATTCAAGTCATGGCTGACGGTCGTAAACACTCAGATGTGACGGTAACAAACGGCATTATTACCTTGACGCGAAATGCCACAGCGGTGGTGGCGGGAAAGAAGTACCGGGGTATTCTTATCCCCCTTAATCTCATTGTTGCCGGGCAGATGCAGAACTCGATATCGTTTGCAAAGAATGTGAGTACCGTCGCTTTGACAGTGGCGAATACGATTGGAGTGCGGTATGGGACGTCTCTTTATGAACTAAACGAGATTTATGCGTCGGAAGAAGGGCAGTTGACAGATACGCCGCCGCTGCCGAGAACGGGCACAATAACTCTGCCCGTAGCGGATACCTGGACGGCGGATAAAAGCCTTGTTTACGTCCAAGACGACCCGTACCCTTGTATGCTTAATGCTATGAACATCACTATTGAGGTTGGCGAAAAATGATAGTTGAGCCTTTCAAAATACAGGACTACGCCGAGATTGAGATGGCTAACGACATCGGCTTTGAGAAGTGGGGCTTAAAAACGGGGGTGGTGCCGTTATTGATGCACTTACAAAAGGTGGGGACATACTTTACATTAAGGGATGAAAAAGGTATTCTGGCTATCGCGGGGTACCATCAAGCGTTTGAAGGTATGGTGGAGGCCACGTTTCTTCCCTCTGTTCGGTTTACCAGAACTCCTTTGTCGGTCGTTAAAGCCCTCAAGAAAGGGCTTAAAGAGTTGACGGCACATCATCGCAGGGTGCAGTTAAATTGTCGCGCTAGAGGCCCGTTTAGACGCTTTGCCGAGGCTCTAGGATTTGAGTACGAGGGGCGTATGAGGAACTTTGATCCTTCTGGTGAGGATCATGTAATGATGGCGATTGTGAGGCCGATATGAGAATAAAGACAGGGTTTGCACCTGCTAATATGTGTTATGATCCCGGCACTATGATGATTATTGCATCCATGGCGATGGGGGCGGGGCAGATATACTCCGGCATGGAGGCCAACAAAGCGGCCAAAGCCCAAGCGGCACAAATCGAAGAACAGGCGCAGATAGCTAAAGCCGAGTCTGATAGGGCGGCAGAACAGAAATCTACAGAGCGCCGGCGGTTCTTGGCTGAGCAGAGAATGGCGTATCTGGCTTCTGGCGTTTCCCTTGAAGGAACGCCGATGATCGTGCAGGGGGATACTTGGAATGAGTTCCAGCAGGAAATTGAGGCTATTCGTAGAAGCGGGGCCGCGCAGTACGGGTTTGCGATGAAGGAGGCCACGACTGCCAGAAAGACAGGAAGGGCACAATTAGTGTCCGGGTTCTTGTCTGGGGCGGGCACAATGGGTATGGGCGCGTATAAAGCGGGTGCTTTTTCTAAGCCACCGGCAACAACAAGCACCGTTTCTTCACAGTCACTTGCAAAAGGATTATTCGCATGAAAATCCCGACACATACAGCAGGGAAATTGGCCTCCGAAGTCACGGGCACAAACTCTTTAGATAAGAGCGGAATAATCATGGCCGAGGCCGCAACGTCTTTTGCTTCGAAGTTATATAGCATGGCGGAACAACAGAAGTCTTTACAGCAGCAGGCAGAATTGGTCAAACTAAATAGCCAGTACGCCTCTGAATATGCTGTCGGGTCTGCGGATATCAGGATGCGTAACAAGGCGAACCCCGACGAGGCAATTAAAGAACTCGACGCTTTTCAACTTGAGTTATCCTCCAAGTTTAAAAGTCAGATCAAAGACCCGGATGTTGCGTTGCGTTTTGATGCTTCAGCGACGGATTATGGCTTTCAAGAAAAAACGCGCACCCAGTTGTGGGCAATGCAGGAGAAAGATAAGTTAATCCAAAAGAATCTGGCAGACAGTCTTAATACTATGGCGGTACAGGCGGCCAATTCTGATAACCTTGACGCTGTCTTAGACCTTACGACGCAAATGAAGCTAAACCAAAAGACTTTTCTTGATAGCTGGGGGC